TGATATAGCTAGCTAGTAAGCTAGTGTTTGATTAAAAAGTGTAATTATTATACAAGCTACCTATGTCCCATAAGGAAGCAGAAGAAATAGCAGCAGAAATTGCCTGGATGCAAGACGACCCTTCATTCCGACCTAAAATTAAAAATAAAAAAACAAATGAAAAAATAATAATTAAAGACTATCACAAATATTGGGTTTACGATTCCCCGCAGGGACATTTAATAAAAATATGTTTTGGTAATGATGAAGTAATTGAATTAGATTTAAGATGGACAAATAGAAATAGAGATAAACAAAATAGGGTTAGTGATGTTAAAATTAAATAATTGTTTTATTTATGATGTTCCAAATCATCTTACACATAAAAAACATATCATCGATTTAATTAATAAAATTCCACCTAATAAATATAATGGTGTTCTAACTGATTACAATTTACCAAACACATTTCCAAGAGAGTATCAAAATTATTTTATGTCTCAGGTTTTTCCTGGATTTAAATTTAAATTTTTAGATGCAATTAAAATGCCTTTTTTAGATTTAACTAACTTATGGTTTCAGATTTATAATCAAAATGATTTTCACGATTGGCATGTACACGGTAATTGTCATTACACTAATATTTATTTTTTAGAATTACCTAATCAAGAATTTAAAACAGAAGTTAAGTATGTTGATGAAAAAATATTGTTAGACTTAGCAGAAGGTAAGATATTATCTATGCCTTCTTTTTACTTACATAGATCTCCAATAAATTTAAGTTCTAAACACAAAGTAATAATTTCTTTTAATACTTCAGTGAGGTATTTTTAAATTACTCCTGCTGATCTTAAATTTTCAGGCGAGTTAACGCAATCAGGGCAAGGATATTTTCTAAAGATACTAATAATAATTTTTGTATTGTTACAAGTATAGCAATCTTTATTCTTTCGCTTCTCCCCACGATCTTCCGAGTGCGACATCGACTTTAAATGGTACTTTAAGGTTTTCGATAGCATTTTCCATTATCTCCTTAATAGATTTTATATCCGATTCTTCATTAATTGAAAAACATAATTCGTCATGAATTTGCAATAATGGTATAAATCCAGCTTTATAACAGTTTATCATAGCTTGTTTTGTTTGATCAGCTGCAGATCCTTGAATTAGTCTATTTAAAGCCTTGTAAGTAAAGGCTCTTCTAATATTATTGCCATAATGGGCTTTAGCAGCCTCATAATCCATCGCCTTATTCATTCCAAAGGTAGCAGGCTCCCACATATCAAATCGGCATTTACGACCCCTTATTGTTCGAATAAACCCATATTTTGAAGCACTATTAGATACCTCAGTAGCTAATTTCTTAACAAATGGTACTCTGTCACCATATTTTCTCAATAATTGCTCTGCTGAGTCTTTATCTATGCCTAATTCCTTGGCTAATTTGTTTTTACCCATACCATAAAACAATCCTAAGTTGATTGTTTTAGCTTGTGTTCTAGATATACCTGCCATATCTGCAACCAATTGGTGAAAATCGGCAGATTCATTTTGATAAGCTTGTATAAATTCATCTACACCAGTAAATTCATTATCTACAGAGGCTGCGTAATGCGCAACTAATCTAGGTTCTTGTTGTGAATAGTCAAATGAACCCCATTGTCTACCTTCTTCAGGTAAAAATAAACTTCTAATTTTATCTCCAAACTCTTTATTCTTGGCAGGTATCTGCTGCAAGTTAGGTGTAGAGTAAGATAGTCTTCCTGATACAGTTCCTCCTTGGTCAGACCTCAATTGATTAATCTCAGAATGTATTCTTCCTTTGTGAGTAAACCTTAAAATTGAATCAATAAATGTTGAATGAAATTTATTTATCTCTCTAGCTTCTCTTATTAATTGTGCTACAGGGTGTTCACAGTTAACTAACCAATTTTGTGTAAAGCTTGGTTCTCCGGTTTTCGGTGTCCGTGGGTAGTCAATACCTATTCTGTCAAACACTTGAGATACACTTCGTGCAGCCCAAATATCTACATCAAGAGTAGTTTCTTTTTTAATTTGATGTAAAACTTTATTCTCTTTACTTTTAAAATCTTTTTTTAAAATTAAAGCTTTCTCTTCATCAACTCTAATACCTTTACGTCTTAAATCAATTAAGATGGGAAGTAATTCCATTTCTAACTCCCACACATCATGTAAACTTTGTTTAGAAATTTCTGTTTTAAATCTTTGCCACAACTTTAAAGTTAATGCAGCATCTTGTTCAGCATAATAACCAACATAACCTGCAGGTAATTTCCAAAGATCACCTTTAGCATCAATACCCCATTCTTTAGCTTTTTCTTGTAAAAAAGTTTCGTTTTTAATTTCACCTAAATAATCTTTAGCACAGGCATTCAAACTAAAACTAAATCTGTTTTCATTTATTATTGCAGCTGCTATCATTGTATCTACAATTTTTCCTCTAATCTCAAAACCATTCATTAGAAGCCAACCTACATCGTAAGAAGCATTATGAAAAATTTTAGTTGCAGGAGTTTTAAGTACATCTTGCATCCAAGCAGTTGTCACAGCTAAATCCATATTACCACCTGCATCGTGAGCAATTGGAAAATACCATTGTTGATCAAATGCAGCTACAGCAAAACCTACGATATGGCCGTCAAAAGTAGCCCAACCTGATCCTTTAGTTTTAATGTTAGGATCTTTAGTTTCTAAGTCTATTGCAATTTCTTTAGCTTGAGATAAGTCAGGATACTCTGAAGGACAAACCCAATCAGAATCATTATAAATAAAATTTAATTGATGAGTCATTACTTAAAGAATCCCCACCATATCAAACCTGCGGGTATTACAAAGTGTTCAAAGATTTTATATAAAGCTAAAAAAGAAAGTAAAATTGTAAATGTAATACTTGTCTTAGATTTTTTGGCTACGTAACTAAAAATCCGTGAATGCCAATTCGTTATTCTGTCCGCTAATCTCAATATTTTGCTTCTCATCATATTTTCCTAATTTATAAATTTTACAATAACAATCTCCACAATAAGGTTTACCTAGGTCAATTACTACTGCTTTTGTATGTTCGCACTTTTTGCACTTTATATTCATTTTTTTCTCCTTTTGAAAGTGTTTTATTATCAAGTTCGCAATAATGTGCTGCAATTATTTTATTACCCCACATAACATAATCTTTAGTGTATGTAACTATTGATTCAAACGAATCATTGCAAGACATTCCTAGTTCATATTTAACAGGTACTTTCCATAATTCACTATTAGTTAATAATAAAAAAACCCAAATATATTTCATTTATTCCTCTTAATATCTTTTAACTTTTTTATTTCAAGTTCACAATAATGAATTATTTTCTCTAAATCTTCTATGCCATTTTTGTTCAAGTATCTGCAAACGTACTTCACAACGTTCCCCTGAAAGAACGAAAGATTATTTTTTGATATAAATTCATATGGTTGAATATGAAAGTCTTTGTAATGATTTCCACCAATTTGTCTACCTTGTGGAAATGCACTATCAAACATGTCTTTGCTTGTCATAATTAGCCTCGTATAGTTTATAATACTTTCCTAATGGAAAGTTATATTGATGATAGGTGCCTAATAGATGCAGAGTTCCTTTAGACCTGGTGGCTCCTGTATACCAAACTCTAAGTTCTTTTACTTTCTCCTGCAAATTCTTTTTTTCATAGTGTGAAGGAAAATTACATTTACTAGCTAATACTACATTGTCAGCTTCTCCTCCTTTAACTTGATGAATTGTGTCTATAATTATTTTAGGCGGCTGTGATAAATCTACTCCTTCTTTCATTAAATTTTTAAAATATAGTTTATCTTTATCTTTAAATTTTCTTTTAAATGCATCTTCCCAAGAAGACTTCTCATCTCTCATACCACATCTTAATTGTAATTCGTCATAATTAAATACTTGTAAAGGATGAGCAAAGCTCCATTTTTTACTATCCGATGATCTAAAACCGTGATCAATGTTTAAAAGATATTCATACATAACTGTAGCTTCTTCTCTAGTTATACTGCCACCTTCACAAATTTTTTGCCAATTTAAAATAGCTGCATACTGATTCGGCTCAAATGACTTATTACCTTTTACATCTTGATAATACAAAGATAAATTTTTTGCCTCTTGCTGCAATTCTTTTTTAACATCATTGATTCTAGCTAACACCATCCAAGATCCTTCTAAACTCCAGGGTACTTTTTTTAAACCATTCCATCTATATATGGCTCCTTCTTTATTATTAGAATAAAATTCTTTTTCTATTCTATTGTCCCCCATAGAATTTAATATGCATCTTGAAAAGAAATGTATTTGTTTATTTAACCTTACTGACTTTTTTAAAATAAGTTTTTTACCAGGAAAGTTTTGAAAATATGTTACGTCAGCTCCGTTCCATTCATAAATAGCTTGATCATCATCTCCTGCAATGTAAACT